GAAGTCAACGTGCAGACCGCTGCTCTGCTGGATTCAATCAACTCAATGCTGGAAGACTAACATGACCGACATCAAGAAAGACACCATCACCAAGTACGTGCGCCACCTTGCCAATTTCGGCTGCAAGTTCAAGATCATCGAGTCCGATGGCACCGAGCACGGCGATCTGGTCGTAGCACCAGAGAAGGCCCGCACATCACGCACCGAGGTGCTCAAGCACGTGGACTACAAGACACCCATGCTGGCTATGAAACCCGGTGACGTCATTAGTTTGTCGGCCACTGCGGACATGCCGCTGGAGTCCTTGCGGTCTAGCATCGCTGGCTATGCCACATCTGAGTTCGGCGCTGGCGTGGTAACAACAACGCTTGACCGAGCCAACAACGCAGTGCTCGTGCTGCGTATGGAGTAAGCCATGGTAGACCCCAAGAAACCAATGGCCGTGGTAGAGATACCGTACAAGTGCCAGACCATGGTGCTCAATGCAGACGATGCGTATGCGCTGTTCAAGATATTGTGCCAAGCCGACTTCATCGAGTACGACTACGACAAGAAGGGGCACAAGCACGTTGTCACCAACGACCGACCATCGCTCAAGGTGTTCTCTGTTGCGGACTACGCTACGCTTGCACTAAACTCGGAGCCCGAGTAAACTACCCGTCTGCTTCGGCAGAACTCATTAACCCAAGGATCATTATCATGGAATACAAGATCAAGCTCGACATGAGCATGGACGCCAACTCACTCAACACACTGCTGGGTGCATTGGGTAGCGGCCCGCACAACTTCGTGCGACCGATCGTTGACAACATCTTGGCTCAGGCCAAGGAACAGGAAGAAGCTGCCCGTGCAGAGCAAGCTGCACAGCCCACCGACATGGAAGTCATGCAGGTCGGCGGTACAGACTAATCCCATGGGATTACCAACCGGCACAGCAGCGGTTCTGCTGTAACTTGTTCATTCGTTTACTTACACACTGGAGTTTTATCATGCGTATTTCTCACGTCACCCCCATCCTCGTTAAGCGTTACCTCAACGAGAACACCCGCAAGCGCACCACATTTCTGCGCGGGCCATCAGGCATCGGCAAGTCCGAGATCGTATTCCAGACCAGCAAGCTGCTGGGCGAGCATGTGTCCAACTGGCACGGTGTCGTTGACCTGCGTCTGGCACAGATGGATCCCACAGACCTGCGCGGTATCCCGCACGTCAAGGAAGGCCGCACACACTGGGCACGCCCTGACTTCCTGCCTGCTGACGGCGCTGGCATCTTGTTCCTCGACGAGATCACATCTGCACCACCTGCTGTGCAAGCTGCTGCGTACCAGCTGTGCCTGACACCTGAAGACTTCGGCATCCCTGCTGAGTGGATGGTCATCGCTGCGGGTAACCGCAAGACAGATCGCGGTGTCACATTCAACCTCGCGGCTCCACTGCAGAACCGCATGTGCGACATCGACGTGTCCACCACCATCGACGACTTCGTCAGCCACGCCATCACACGCGGCATACGCCCCGAGGTGCTGTCTCTGTTGCAAGACCGCCCTGACTTGTTGCACAAGTTCGAGCCCACTGGCGACATCAAGCCATTCCCATCGCCACGTTCGTGGTTCGCTGCTTCGCACGTGGTTGACCTTGAGTTGCCTGTGCAGGATCGCGTCGAGCTGCTCAAGGGTGACGTTGGCGAGGAAGCTGCCATGATCTTCGAGACACACCTGCGTGTCTGGGAGTCGATGCCCCGCATCGAGGACATCTTGCAAGGCAAGGACGTGCCTGTGCCCAAAGAGCTCAACGTGCGGTACTGCGTTGCCATGGGCTTGGCCACACGCCTTGACGCGACCAACTTCGACAAGGCATGGAAGTTCTTGGAGAAGATGCCCGGTGAGGTGCAGACCCTGACGATCAAGCTGGCACACAAGCGTGACAAGTCGATCACCAAGTCGCCTGCATTCAGCAAGTGGGCCGTGGCTAACCAGTCTGCTTTCAGCATGAAGTGATGGCGACGATCAAGCATCCGATACAAGGCAGGCCAACGCTTACGTGGAGTAACGATGGCTCTGTCCACACTGCATACACAGAGGCAAACGCCAAGTACAAACGCGGCAATGCCTACACTGTGCGTGAGACGTTCGCTGTGGTGCGCCCACTCTACGATGCCCTCGGGTTGTTCACCGATGGTGCCAATGGTTGGGTCGTGACACGTAACAACTTCGACGAGATTAGAGAGTTCAGTGACTACGCTATGGCCAAGCTGTACGTCGAGTCTCTGTTCACGCTAGAATACGGAGCCTAATCCCATGGGATTAGCACAACACTTGTTTACTGGAGAAAATCATGGCAACACTTATGGATCGACTTGACCTTGCATACAGCAAGCTCGGACTGCGTGAAGCGTTCATCGCTGCAGTCATGACCCGCGTCAAGCGCGAGGTCTCTGACAAGGTGCCCACTGCTGGCACCAACGGCACATGGGTGCGGTACAACCCCAAGTTCTGTGAGCCCCTCACTGACGAGGAGCTGTTCGGCCTCGTGCTGCACGAGTCCTGCCACATCGTGATGATGCACATGTGGCGTCGTGAGGGCCGCGACCCACGCATCTGGAACTACGCCAACGATGCACTCATCAACGCATACATCAAGTCCCGTGGCTGGCAACTTCCCAAAGGTGGCGTGCACCTCGGCTGGGTTCGTGAAGAGCACAGCTCCGAGTACGTGTACAACAAGATCAAAGAGCAGCAGCAAGAGCAGCAGAAGTCCAAGGGCGGCGGTGCTGGTGACAGCGACGAGGGTGATGAGGATGACGGCATGGGCGGTGGCTTCGATGGCACTGGCGACCTTGAGGATGCTCAGGATGACGCGACCCGTGTGGACATGGAAGCGACCATCGTTGCGTCTGCCAAGATGGCCAAGGACTGCGGCCAAGGCTCCAGCATGATCGACCGTGTGCTTGAGCGTGTCGGTGAGCCCATGGTTCGCTGGCAAGATGTGTGCCGCTCGATGATGACCGAGTCATGTGCTGCCGACTACACCTACACACGCCCATCACGCAGGTTCATCGGCTCCGGCCTGTACCTGCCATCACTGCGCTCTGACGCACTGGGTGGCTTGGCCATCGGCTTCGACACCTCCGGCTCCATGGGCCCCAAGGAATGCAACCAGATCGCTGCCGAGATTCAAGCCATCGTTGACGACTTGCAGCCATCGTTCGTTGAGGTCGTGTACTGCGACTACGTGGTGACTCACGTCGAGCGTTTCGAGCGCGATGACCCACTGGTGCTGCAGCCCAAGGGTGGCGGTGGCACACGCTTCCAGCCTGTGTTCGAGCACTTCGCCAACACCGACGAGCGCTATTGCGGCATGATCTTCTTCACTGACATGGAGGGCAACTTGCAGGAATGCGAGGAGCCGCCATTCCCTATGATCTGGGCCGACATCGGCTACAGCCATCCACAAGAGCCGTTCGGTACACGGGTTAAGGTGGCACTCTAATCCCACGGGATTAACACAAGGACTGACATGAGCAACTACATCGAGAAAGAACTGATTAACCGACTGACACGCATCGAGACAAAACTCGTGCGTGGCTTTGAGGAGTTGGGCGTGAACATCGACAAGGACACTGAGTGGCTGTCTGTCGATGAGCCTAACCGCGTTGTGTACATCTCGACACTGGGCCGTTCGATGACGGTCATGTTGAGTGACATGCAGCGTGCTGGTGCCACCAAAGAGGGTGACTGGTATGACATCGTCCATCGTGGCGATGTTGTCGGCACCATCATGTTCAAGAAAATAACGTGAGGCAAACTATCATGACCATCGAACACAAAGGCTTGCAGGTTCAGAGCGTAACACTGCCGTGGATTCCTGTTGGACATCCACGATACAAATGGACGTCATCCAGTGACGTCGAGGCAACTTGGAAAAAATACGGATGGAAACCACTCAATGACAAACCAGCAGAAACCACCCCCGCAGTTGCGCCACGAGCGACCGTTAGAGCTTTGCGGTAAATGTAACTACCGCGTCGAAGCCATTGGCGGTGTGCGAGTCCGCGACAAGTGGTACTGCGCCAAGTGCTGGGTCAATTACTTGAACAGGAAGTGACATGCGCAAACGCAGTAAGTACAGACCCAAGCATGTGCTGCTTAATCCCGTGGGATTTGTGATGGAGAGCTTGTCTCCCGTGCGGTCTCACACATCGTTCATGGTTGACCTCAAGATCAAGAACCATGCTGCGTTGGACTCATTGACCAAGGGAGTGGCAACACACGCTGACATCAACACACTGGTTGCCATGGGCAATATCACAGAAGCCTTTGCACGCATGGGCTTTGGTAAGGACTACAGCGATGTGGTCAAGGAAGGACTGCTGGCTCTACGTGCTGTTGGTAGGCGTGGCGCTGAGTCTGGCAGATTTATTCTGAAGGCCGTTGAGATGACTGCGCTCAATGAGTTCATGGAACTGCATGACGCACAGATGGAGGTGGTGACTCTGAGAGATATGGACGAAGCCATTGCGCTTGTCCAAGAAGAGTTCCGCTTAAAGAAGATGACACCTATTGTGGAGAAGACATGAACCGAATGACCGAATGCAAGCACAGGTGGGAGCCCGTTGAGGGCCAAGGTATGTATCACTGCGCCCGGTGTGGCGCTTTTCGGAGGATCATCAAATGACCGAAGACGAAGACAAACCTGAGCCCGCTGACGACCAGCTTCTCTGGATCGTTGTGGCTTTTATTGCATTTATGCTGACACTGATGACATTGAGGAGTTGTTTATGACCATAAAACAAACAGTGCAGATATTTGGCTTGTTGATGCAAGGCCCGCACAGCAGGATTGAGTTGGCGCACCGCTCGGAATCTACCCCTAAGTTTGCGGGCAAGGTACTGCAAGAGCTGAAGGCGCAGAAGATGATCTACGTCATCGGTTACACCAACGAAACAGACGGGCGCAACCGTGTCAAGATTTACTCAATGGGTGACGGCGTGGACGCTGAGCCCAAGCGTTCACAGACACAAGAAGCCAGAAGCCGTAGGAGCTATGCAAAGAAGGTGGCTGTGCGTAAGCAAACAAACATCAAGACAACATTTGCAGGAGGTGTGTCGCTATGGCAATGACCGACTGCAAACTTACACACGACCACTTTGCTGTGGTCGATGTCAACAACCACTGGCGTGATGCCAAAGAGTTTCCACCGCCAAGAAGTGCAAAGATGCTGATGATCGACAAGAAGCTGGGCGTTGCAGTGCTTGGCTCATGGCGTGACTCTGATGGTTGGACACACTGGTGCCCGCTGCCTACATTTAGGAGAGAAGAATGAAACGAGACATCAAAGCATGGGCCGTCAAGCTGGGCGGCAGAAGCCTAATGCTGGACAACGATGGTATTCCAGTGCTGTGGAGGGTCAGGACACCAGCTTTTGAAGCATCCATGACCGTCAAGCATTTCCGCAACGTCAAAGCTAAACCAATCCGCGTCAGAGTACGCATAGAGGAGATAGGATGAACTGGATCAAGAAACAAATCATTGACTGGGCGTTACGCCAGCAAGAGCGGAAAAAAGTTGAGCTGAAGTACAGAGGGGAATCAGTGGAATCACTGCATCCGATGACAAGCTCTGGTCGCACAGACGACATCTTCTATGGATGCGAGCAGCTAAAGTTCACGATACTTAGCGTGGGCAACGGCACGCTGGTGCGTATGGACACGCACCGTCCAGAAGACGAGTACGTAGTCCGCCAAGGTGGGCCGCGCCGAGCACCGATTTTTATTGTCAAAGACGACGAGACTGTGCAAGACGTGATTGTCCGCCAGTTAGGCATTGCAGCATTGGAGAGATCATGAAACAACTCGAACTATTCCCCGACCTAACAACTTGGACAAACGAAGAAGAGGAAGTTATGCAGAGCATGTTGAGCAAAGGTGCGAACGGCACGAGCGCACTCGACATACAAGTTGCTGGCAACCACTACAAAAACTTGGCCATTCAACCTGTGGAGTACATCCATGCCAACAACATTGGCTACTTCGAGGGCAACGTCATCAAGTACGTATCACGCTGGAAAGCAAAGAATGGCATCAAGGATTTGGAAAAAGCTAAGCACTACATTGAGTTGCTTATCGAGCTGGAGACCAAGGATGTCTAACGGCCAAATACACCCAGCGATGAACGCAGCGCAAGGGATGAT